GGGGGACACGCGCCCGTGTCTGTCTTAAGGTGCCACCTTACAAATTTATTATAAAATTCTAATCAAGGTGACCCTGTTGTTACACTTAAGTTACCCTAGAGTTAACCACAAGTTATCGTCAAGAGATAGCAAGCTAACATAAGGAGGCGTACCCTAAGGGTTAACTTAAGGTACACCTTAAATGGTCTATAGGCTAACTATAGGCACCCCTTAAAGGGGCTATAGTAATCCACCTACAGCAGCTCTAAGCAGTGCATCAACTGTCCCTACATCACCATTCAATAAGGAAACCACTAAAAGGACAATAATAATGATGATCTTGATAGCTACTACTAGTTTATGATTCAATGGTCTCATATGGATACTTTGAGTTAACTAAAAGGGAACATAAAGAAAAATCTAAAGTCAGTCTTTATGAGCCCCTTTAGAATATCTCAAAGGGTCTATAGGTAACCCCATTATTTTTTTAATTATTATTTTCTTATTTTTTGTCAGGAGGGGGTCAGGTAGATATCTTATATATACCTTTTTCTGGCCCCTTCTGGGAGGGGAGATTTTATTCGGAGTAGTCACTTCACCCTTATAGGGATGATTTTATCTTGTAAACTTGTATCCCTCTGAATATTTGTATTTATTGAATCCCTTGGAAGTACCTGATTCTCTTACATTTTCTGTAATTGTATTTATTCCTATTTTTCTTGTAATAAATCCATGAAAGGCTTCCAAAGATTCCTCTAGCCATTCTGAAGTTACTTCATTTATTCCTTCATCAGCATCAATTCCCATGAAGTCTACTAAATATTTGACACCTATTGCTAAGGCATCCAATCTATCATCGTGAACTAGTGCTCCTCTGTCTGAGGTAATCCTAGTCATCTGATAGAACAGTGCATACTTGTAGTCACCTTCAGGGACACTATCGATATCCCTATTGATGCACTCAGGGGTAACTATCATCTTATGGTTACCTAGGACAGGCTCTAGGGTGTCTATGATACGTACTTCTTTCTGTCCTGTTGACTTAACTTCTTTAGTACCACATTCCTTATAGGTTTTCCTGAGGACAGGCTCAAAGAGCTTGAGGTACATGCCATCCATTATGTTTACATAAGTTCGTTACGCTTATGCCTTGGGGCTATACATTGCTGTATAGATCGGACTATATCTTAACAATAGCTATTGTTCCCACTTTTTCAGATCACTTGATCTTACAATTAGTCTCTACACCTTCCTATTTCTAGGCTTGGCTCGGTATCGTCCCATAGGGAGTTTCACCGAATTTAATGGGTTTTATTTCGGCAATGTTGTTTACCGAAGTTACCTTCAATGACTACCTCATTAACCTTCCATTTCTTAGCAGTGTTCGCTAGTTTATTTAGGACTACATCAGAGTATCCCCCTAGGAGACCTCCTGCTTCCATCACGTAGATATATCCATTGAGATAATAGAGTACACAATATCCCGTCTCATCACGTCCCCTGCCAGACGGATCAACACACATCATCTTATAGGAATACTTCTCCATCTCTGGGGAAGCTGTATGGCACATATAATAAGCATCTCCCTTTAATCCCATTACCTTTGGGATTTCCTGTAGTGAGACCTTACGAGCAGGGTCAGGCATCCACGTTAGTTTCATAGGTGCCTCATCTGTACTGAAGGTACCCACAATGAGATCTCTAAGTCTCAATGGGTACTTATCAGCATCAGATAAGCTAGTGTCTAGCATGAACTGCAGCAGGAACCCCGCTCTTCTATAGGACAGCTCTCGTTTCTGTAGATCCTCTTCATTGAATCTAAGGGGATCTGTAGGTTTACCTGCGTACTTCTCAGGATCACTGTCATACTTGTCCGCAATGAACTTAGCTAGACGTGTACCATAGTTAGCTCTCTGGGTCTCATCATAAGGATATCTTGCAGGGTAGATAATAGCAGTGTACCCTCTCTCCTGAAGCTCATTGTAGAGAGACATTTCATTCTGAGGGGTACCAAGGTAAATGATGGTGCCATTAGGTTTGATAACAGCGTCAAACTCCTTCACCAACTCGAATAGCTGATCTCTCAATACCTGAGTGAAACTGTTGCTCGGTACCTCTACGTCATCACTAACAATGATATCTGCACGAGAACCTGTAAGCTGTCCTTTGATACCTACGGATTTAACTGAGGGGCTATGATCGGGTTTACTCGGGCCAACGTCAAAGAGATTCTGAGTATCCCGTTGCCCCTCTCGTGCCTTTAGGTGCTCTAAGAATGGCAGCTCATTAATGATCTTCTTAATAAAGGTAGCGTTTGCATCAGCTCTTTCTTTATTAGCTGAGACAACCATAATCTTAAGCTGAGGATTCTTCCATAGGCACCATACTACATAAGCACAAGTAATGAAACTCTTAGCTACCCCTCGGAACCCCATAAGAATGAATCTATCATTAGGGGGATGCTGTAGTGTCTTAGCAATATCTACCTGAATAGGAGTAGTCTGTGGCAACCCAATAGTCTGCCAAACTAAGCTACAGAACAGCGGAAAACTGTTAAAGTATGGAACCAATGCTTTAGTTGACAAGGCCATTAGCTCCATAGTCTAACTCAAAGTTCTCCTTAGTAGCCTTCAGTAAGGATGCTAATGCATTGTCTCCATCTTCACCGGCTTTAGGGACACAATTGATGCCATTTCTCTGCAGCTCCTTGATAATCGCATTGTACAGCTGAGGATTACGTTTCTCAGGATCCTTAAGGTCACTCAGCATGTTCTCCAACATGTTGTCCTGAATCAAGCTCAGCAAGCTCTCTCTGTCTAATGGTTCTTTGTTCTTCATTAATTCTTACTCTCCTAGCAGCTAGGTAGGGGTCTACCCAGTACTTTTTTATCATTGTTATAATGCCTACTATAGTGTACACAATGGTACCTATGTAGACCCAATCACTTAGGGCTACCCCTAATACGGTAACCCCAGTGACAGCTATAGGGGGAGACATATTAATAATATCCTTTGCTATGGAGCCCCCATCCTCTACTGTAGATTCTACATCTAGGAATCTCATTAGTTCACACCTAAGAGACTCATAAAGTCAGCTTTCTTAAAGTGTGCTCCTTTAAGTAACTTTCCATCAGCTCTATAGGTAGGACAAAGGTTGCCATTGTCATCAACCATCTTGCTCATGAATTCCTCTGCAAGAGCCTTCATGCCTAACTCAAGAGGATACTTATGTTCAATAGCATACATGATGCAAACCCAGATAAGATCACAGAGTTCTTTGAAGTCCTCAGGGCAATCTGAAGCTTCCTCTGCCCATTCTTCAAACTCCTCAAGGATGAGCTTAAGATAGAGCTTTCCATTCGTCCCTGAAGGGTGAGCCTTGTCGAACAATACTTGCATAGTGTCCGCAAGAGACTCTGTGGAATATTCTAAAGACTCGCTGATTGCTTGAGCCGTGGTATTCATGTTTTTCCTTTTTATCTAATTCAAATTTACCATCAATGAGAACATCAACATAATTCAATATGGGCTTATCTTTGATATCCTCATAGGTACGGCCTGTCCATAGCCATATCTTCTTGGTGTTCCCATAGACATCCCTCACACGCTTCAGGGTTTGCTCTACAACTGGCTCATTGTAGGGCTCTAAGGGGTCACCCCCTAGGATACTCAATCGTTCAATATAGGGCGATTTAAGAGCATCTATGAGGGTGTTTATAGTGTCCTCAGTAAACGGTGTTCCATAGAATGGATTCTGGGCTTTCCAATTGAAGCACCCTCGGCAGCATAAGGAGCATCCTGAGACAAACAGGTCTACCCCCATGCCATCCCCATTAGTCATACTACAGGTATCTATCTTAGCGTAGTTCATCGTTACATTGATACTCTGTCTTTAATTTCAGCTAACTTAGCATCGTTCATACGAGTACTACCATTAGCTTTAGTGTACCCTAGGTATCCGCAAACACGACTAATGACAGACAAGTTAGTAGATCCACAATGAGGGCACTTGTTCATAGCATTAGTGGAGTGCTTATGGCAGTCTTCACAATAGACACTATCAAAGTTAATACCTTGATAGTACCCCTTCTCCATACCTCGTAAGATCAGTGCCTTAAGTGCCTGAAGGTTCTCAGGGTTAGTCACTCGGACATACTGAATGTGGCCTCCGTTGCACATATGGAACATCTCGTATTCAGCATCCTGCTTCTCAAAGGGAGTGATAGGTTCATTAACGTGCATATGGAAGCTGTTAGTGAAGTACTCTCCAAACTGATTATCTCCGGTGTACTCAGCATATTGTTTAGCTTGTACACCACATAAATTTTCTGCCATTTATACCCTCGGTTTCCCGATATTTATTAGGGGATTAGACTATATCATCACCCTTATTACTAAGGGGTTGTGTGCTTCCATTTAAGGGGTTCTCACCCACCGATTCCGGCCGTACTCCTTTTGCTTCTTTTTGGCAAGCCTTGGGATAGTCGTTACAGAGCGTAATAAAGCAATTATATTTTCTAAGCACTCCGTTGTATTCTTTGTATGCTCTTGTTATAGAGGACACCGAACAACCTAAGAATTTCGCGGCGTCTCTAGACGAGCCGTAGAATATTTGAGTACCCCAACGGGTTACTCTCACAAATCTTGAGTGTTTCTGCCGTTTAACCGGCTTCCAAAGCCCATTAACATAGGCATGATGCACATTCTCGCCATTAGTCATCCACTCTAAATTCTCTACCCGGTTATCATCTTTTTTACCATTTTTATGGTTAACATAGGGTTTATTTAGGGGGTTATCAATAAAGAGCTTTGCGATCAGCCTATGTACTCTAAAAGTTTTCTGTCGCCCTGAGTCATCATAGAGGTTTTTATATGTATATCCACTAGGGTGCTTTGAGAGCTTTAATCTCTGAAGGTGATCTTTTCTAATCCTATAAATATTACCATCTTCAGAAAACAGGTACTTTGAATAGTTTGATAGTTTTTTATATTGCATTTATTAAACTCCACGGGATTAGCATAGCAAGCGCCTTAGCCTTCCCCGTTAGCCTCTTTCGAGACACCTCGCATTTTAGCGAGTCCACACAATTTTACGTTCCTAATTACTCAGGACGTGCCCACACTTGTTTAGGCGTTCCATAGACAGCATAGAGATAGCCATCTTCTTTCTTGAACTTCTCTACCTTATCATTGATATGCTTAAGTACACCCTCAGCAAACCAAGGATCCTGATAGAGTGTCTTACCCGTAGCAAGAATATTAAGTTCATTCAAAGCAGTGACACCAAAGGAAGCGGTCATGTAGTTAACCAAATCACCAATCTCATCGTCTGCCTTAAGGTTCCCCTTATAGAAACCCCCCTGCATGAATGCCATCGGATTGGTGCAAGCCTTAGTGTGTCTAATGAGATCATAGCGTTTCTTAAAGAAATTACGGATAGTCTCAAGTCGTGCATCAAGGACATTGAAGAAGTCTACGTTATTCTTTAGAGAATAAGCCAAAATAAGGGGAAGATTAAGAGACACTGCCCCAATATTACATCGACCATTAGTGATCCATTGGTCAGTCTCAGGATCCTTCCACGGACTGAGGTAAGCTCTACACATTATATTCATATAGGTTCGTTACTCCTATACCGTTTATTAAACTGCTCATAGTCACCTATGAGATTAGACTATATCTTCTGAGGACTGAGCCTCAGTTCCGCTTTTCGATTCACTTGAATCTACACCCTTACATTCATCAGGGTTAGTCGTTGGGCATTCACATCGAACAACACGAATCCCTAGCTCAGGCAGCTTTCCACTATAGAAGCGTAAGACCGTTTTAATACGCTCTACAGGAAGCCCTAAACTATGGGCACATTCAGTCATAGAATCAAAGTACACCTTAGGCTCTGTGGTAATATATACTGGCTGTTTCTTGAACTTAGTAGAAGGGTCTCTAACGGGTTCCCGATAGCCCTTCTTAATGTTCTCACTTTGGGTAACCCATCGCAGATTAGTGTACATGTTATTAGTCTTATCCCCATCGATATGGTCTACAACCAACCCTTCTTGCTTACCTTTTACAAAAAGCGTAGCAACAAGCTGATGAGTATACAAAGACTTACGCCGAATCTTACCATTAGCACTACTAAAGAGATCACAACGGGCATAGCCATTGTTATTCATAGTCTGAGCTTTGATTCGATTATAGCGTTTAGAGAAGATTCTCCCCATGTTAGAGACACAATAAAGGTTCTCCCATTCAGGGACATCTTTCCAAATTTCTTGATTATTAGTGTTGTTCATATTATATACGTAGTTATACGTTCAATAAAAGTGTTTAGCAACGGATTTGCTTAATATAAGCTCTCCCCGTTTTAACGGAATTTTATATGGGCAGTATTACGCACCCATAGGAGTAACTACTTGCTTATTCTCCATGTACTGTTTGCCTACAGAACTGTGTGCCCAATCCCCAGTTAAACTGAGGAAATCAGGGTACATGCACTTACTGGAGCATTCAATAGCTAACTCAAATACATCACGAGCTTCCTGAAAAGCACTAAGGTAATTCTCTTCGTACAAGTAGACAAGCTTAGGGAACACTACAGGCTTATGGTTCTCCCCATGCCCATTCATACGGGTATTAAGGATAGCACTGCAGATTTCCTTAAGAATCCAAAGGTCTGTATCATTCAAGTAACGACCAAGCCATTGAGGAGCATCCCAGCAACCAAAGGAAATAGTAGTGAATGCAAAGTCTCCTCGTGAGCAAGGGACAGTATTAAGCTTCAACTCAAGAGACTGGAAGCCCTGCTTAAGTTCATCCTTAAGTACACGTCTAGCATAGAGATCCCAACTAGAAGGATCAGAATCAGGGAAGCAATGTTTTGCATGCTTATAGGCTTTCTTCAAAGTCTTTTCACAATATGGAAGAAGAACCATATCAAGCTGACTTAGCGATAGCCCGCCAAACTGCTGTGCAGTAGCAACTAAAGTGATATCTCCAATTACCTGAAGTGCACTCAATACACTCGTAGGTTCAGTGTAGTCCACATTGGACATACTAAAGCCACCCCTAAGGACATTCCCAATATCAAACAGGCAGCAATTGACAGAACCCATGAGCATATCTCGCATATCGTGAATGTAGATATCACCACGCTTAGTTAACTCTTTTTCTTCCTTGCTAAGATAGAATTGTCGATAGAGCTCTTTTGTAAGGTATCCCTTAATGAGCGAGCCTTTTGTTGACACCAGAGAGCTATCGAAGTTAGCATTCTCTCTGTCCCCAAGTAGAAGCACGTTATCAGCTTCATCTTTAACTTTCTCAAATGATTTAGCATAAGTATTCTTATAGTCTCTATATTCTTGATATGAATTCGCTACATCAGTCAACCCAAAGTACTTCAAATAGTGAATCACTTCCTTATGAAGGTCTTTAGTTGGGGCATCTCTATCAATAATTAAACAAGAGTGAACTTTCTCAACCAGTTTGTTAAGAACATCAGGCTCCACATATTGATTCACTCTAGCAGCCGCCTTATAGACAGCTTCTTTGATCTTCTCTCCGTTCCAACCTTCTACAGTACCGTCTTTTTTAATAATCTTCATGTTAGTGGTTTCCTTGTTTATATTTAAGAATTAAATTGAATTATGCTCATCTAAGAGATTACTGATGCTGCCTGAAGGTACCTCCTGAGCAGATGCATTAGCAAACAACTTAATAGTTGCAATCTCAGCATCCGTGAGGTCACTAAGGGTATCATTAAGAATTTTCTTAGCTACTTTGTCGTCTTCAGAGTACACAATAGTATCAAAAGAAACATCAGGAACTGAAGGCTTAGTAGTAAAAAGTGTACGCCTAACATCATACTCACAGGCACCTACATTGCCATCCCAATAAACTTGTATATTCATTTACTTAGTCTGTTAGATAGGCTCAGTAGTCCTACGTTAATTACTGTGCGTAAATCCTTTAGGACTACTGAAACACCCGAATTACTTGCTCTTCTCAATGCTAATGAGATAGTACAAAGCCTTTAGGGCATCCTTATAGGCTCGGATGTCTCCCTCAGTATGGTAAGATTCCTTGTTACGCTTCTCAATAGCTTCAAGAAGTTTATGCTTAGCCATCATAAAAACATTATCTTCCCATTTAGCGTCAATCATCTTTGTATTTCTCCATAATATTAATTAGTGCTTCACCATCAGACTTATCGAATTTAAATCCAAGGTATTCCACAGTACCACTCTTATCGAATGCACTGTTAATGAATCCCTTAGCAACTTCAATGTCTACCTTGTTATTCTCATCGACGATACCCACCTGCTTGAGCATAGGCAGATACTTACCGATGAGGGTATCCGCCTGATGCAGAATCAAGAACGTACTCCCTCCAAGAATCCATTTCATCGTAGAGGGAGCACTGGGCATCAGTCGAGTATCAACAAACTCAGGGAGTACCTGAGAGATCTTACTCAAACTGATTTTCATAGGAAATTATTAGGCACCAGTGGCAGGAGTAGCCGTAGGAGCAGTCCACGAATTGTACTTAGCCATAGGAGTTGGGCAGATTGCACTCATAGGCACAATGGTATCCGTGATCTTACCGATAGTACCCATCATGTTGGCAATGGTACCATCGATACAGCCGAACTTCGCCTGAGTAGTCAGAGCAAGTTCATTGACCTTACCGAGGACAATCTGCTCACGGAGTTCCTGCTTCTCACAGCAACACTTAAGTTCTGCCTGAAGCTTAGCGAGTTCAACACGGTTGCTCGCGGATTCGTCGGCAAGAGGCTTGAGGTAAGCAAAGGTTTCATCACGGAGTCTACGGTTGTCAGTCAAAGACTGCATATAGACTTCTTTGGCGTTCTTGTCGGAGTAGTTCTCAGCCTTCAACTGAGAGTTCTCAGCCTGAAGAGCAGAGATGGTAGCCTGATTGTTGTTACCAAAGAGACCACCAAGGACACCACCATTGCCTCCATTATTGAGGAGACCAAGAGCCGTACCTGCGATACCAAGACCGAGACCTGAGCCTGCAACACCCTTAGAAGCAAATTCTGCCATAATATATTTCCTTTCTAGCATAAAGCTAGTGTTAATATTTTAGTAGCTTAGGTTAAACTAGAATGCTATAAGGCTATAGCTATTGAAAAGCCTAGCATTCTGAGAGGTAATTTAGAGTGCACCTCTCGAGCACTATAGGTAATCTAAACGAGAACCTTATGAGATCCCAACTTTAGCTAGTCCGAGGCTCGGGGTACCTTCTGTGTCCTCACAGAACACTTTGGGTACCACAGGCCACTCAACGTCTCTAGGGAAACCACTCTGAAGAGTGATGTCCCTAAGAGCCTTTCTGTAGTTCTTAACAACCTCAAGGGTCTCAGGATCAGCAGGATAATCAGGCATCATGTAGTAGTCCGTCTCAGCGATCTTCATGTCGCGTTCAGCTCGTACCTGAGACGCGAGATCGTCATCAGTAGGTTCCGGAACTGCGACAATCTGGAAGCGCAGCACGCCGTTCTGAGGCTCGATCTCCTTGATGTACCGATCCCCACAATCGTTACACCAAAACGCCGCCTCTGGGGGATATTCGCCCTCGAAAATTTGTCCAATTTCAAACTCCATTTTAGGGTAACCTCCTTTTAAAAGCCTGCCGCATACCACGATTGTTTTGGGGCACTGCTTTTCGCTCCCTGGATGGCCGATGTGATAGAACTTGTCGTTTTGTTCTCTGTGTACCAATAAAAGATATTTCCACTCGCATTTGCTTCATTTGGCGTAACTACAAAGATATAATTGGTGTTCGAAAATCGCCTCGGGAAAGTAACAGTACCGCCCGCAGTACCGGGTCCATTTAAAAGCCCCCATTGCTCAATAAATCCATTGCTCCAAACATGGTACCAACTTGATCCGCTACTTCCTGATAGAGCAACGTGATTAGCTGGGCTCGTAGGAATCTTCGGCTTATTCGACAAGTCGTTGTAATTGCCAGAGGTCGCTACAGCATGCAGCCCGAGGGCGACATTCCCGTCGTCAGCAGGTGCAATATTGTTCACCTTAAGGACGACATTAGGCATGTCCGTAATCTGAGACACCGTATGCGTATGGGAGCTATTAGCCTTACCTGCAAGACCTTGAGTAAGAGCAGTGTTAGTAGCGTAATCACCCTTAGTCTGCTTCTTAGCAAGCTCAGTATCCACATACGTCTTATCAGCTTTACCAGAGATATCCACAGGAGCAGGGATGTCAGACATATTAGCGAGCTTAGTAGTCGTCCCTGCAGTACCACTAAGAACATGCAGATGCTTGGTATCCGTAGCATACGCTAGGACACCATTATGGCCTGCAAACCCCTTGATCTGGGCTTCAGTGCCCGTAATTTGTTTTCGTTCTTTAATAGCCATATTAAGAACCTAAATCTCCATAATCAATATAACCGTTGAAGGTAGCAACATCAAGTTTAGCATTCAGCTTCGTCGTCAAATCAGTGATCTGCGCAGACGTATGTGTATGGTTCGTAGGAGCCTTACCTGCCAGAGCAGTATCAAGACCAGTAACCTGAGCAGTCGTATGAGTATGACTTGCATTAGCCTTCTTAGCAAGCTCAGCAGTAAGGGTAGCAGTAGTGACGTACCCAGAGAGCGTGCTATTCAGGTTGGTAATCTCAGCTACAGTATGAGCATGCTTAGTGTTAGCCTTACTGGCAAGACCAGTCTGAAGCTCTTGCTTAGTAGCAAGACCGCTAAGATCTTGCTCAGGAGGGGTACCAGTGATCTCACTATACGCAATGCTGTCCTTAGATGCAAGAGCACCAAGTGTAGGCTTGTTCAGAATAAATGCCTTAGAGGTCGCATTGGTCTCAGCCCAGTCAGCCTGTAACTGACCTGCAACAGCCTGATCCGCATATTGCTTAGCGAGATCAGCTTGCTTCTTAGCTTCAACTTCAGAAGCCTTAGCGTTAGTCTCAGAGGTACCCGCCGCAGTCTTAGACAGAGCCGCATTATCCTCAGAGAGCTTAGCCGCCTTAGCTGAGTTAGCACTAGCAGTAGCCTGTTCGGTAGCTGTAGTGGCACTACTAGCAGAACTCTTTGCGCTAGCATCTGCCTGACCCGCTGAGGTACTAGCAGAGGTTGCACTAGCTTCAGCTTCAGAAGCCTTAGTAGTAGCAATTGTAACCTGAGCAGTAGCCTTAGTTACTTCAGCCTTAGCCAAGTTAACCTGCTTAGTACCTTCAGCCTGTACGGACTGCACAGAGGTAGCCTCAGCATCAGTCACCTTCTTTACAGAGCTAGTACCAGCATCAGTAACTCTAGTTACCTGTTTGTTACCTTCAGCAGTAACCAAGGCAGTCTGTTGCTTAGCAATATTAGCCTGCTCAGTAGCCTTAGTTACTTCAGCCTTAGCTAAGTTAACCTGCTTAGTCCCCTCATCAGTCACCTGCTTGACAGCTGAGGCAACAGCCTGATTGACTGCCTGACCCCCATCAGTCTTAGCCTTGTTAGCATAATACTTAGCAGAATACTCAGTATCATCAACAGTGCCGTCCATCTTGTTAGCCCAGTCCTTAGCAAGACTAGCACTACCTGATGCACTCACCTTAGATGCCTGAGCGTTAGTCGCAGAGGCACCAGCATTAGTAGCACTTGTTTCAGCACTCTTAGATGCCTTCTCAGCTCTTGTGGTAAGACTAGTGACAGTGTTAACTGACTCAATAACCGTCTCAAAGTCAGGAGCTAAGCCTGCAACAGTACGGACTGACTCAATGTTGTCTGCAACAACCTTGATGTTACCACCAGTGATTGTCGGTAAGGGAGCACTTGGGTTCCCTAAGTCACCATAGTCATCATAGAGAGTATCTGAAAGAGACCCTGTAAGGTCGTTACCCACAATGTTAATGTTGCCAATACTATTTGAGTCAGTAACAACACTATCAATGTTATCAGCTACTACCTTAATCTCAGGAGCAATCGGGACAATGACATTAGCTACTGAAGTAACTGCCTCTTCGGATTTCTTAGCATTAACTTCAGAGTCCTTGGCGTTCTTAGCACTAAGGACAGCCTCATCAGCTCTTGCTACAGTGATTGCAGTGTTATCTTTGGTTTCCTTATGGAGAACCCGATCCTCTGCAATGATCTCTCTAGCTTCCTTAATGATAGCTCTATTCTCAGTCCTTACTTCATCAGCATGAGCAGAGGCACTTACAGCATTCTCTTCAGAAGTCTTAGCCTTTGTCTCAGACAACTTAGCATTAGCTTCAGATTTCTTAGAGTTAGTCTCAGCTTCAATAGCTCTGTCTCTAGCTTTTTCAGCGGCAATCTTAGACTGATGGGCACCTAATGCATCAGCTTTGTAGACACCATAGGTCATAGCATCAGAATCAGCTTCAGGAGTACCTACATTGATGATACGTTTACCCTTAGCGTCCCAGTTTCCCTCTCGGTTGACGCTAAGGGAATCCTCAAGGATATCTCGACCTTCTTCAGCGATATGAAATGCCTGCACCTGAGACGTATCCAAGTCAGTAGCCTTAAGAATGGAGGCATCCTTAAAGGTGACTACTCGTTCAGTAGCTGAGGTATATCTTCGGATTGTTAAGGATTCTCCTGATGCAGGAGCTACCTTAAGTCTAATCGTAGTTTTATCTAGGAAGTAATAGTCACTGCCAGTGTCACCATAGTCACCCCCAGTAAGGGTAGTACCAGCGCCTAATCGTACAGTAACGAAAGACTTCTTTAGATAATCAAAGGGAACTGTAAAGTCAGTTTTAGTACCGTCCCCCTCATAGATGATAATAGTGGAAGCCATTATTGGTTGTCCGTAATAAAGTTAATCATTGTTTGCTGTAGATAGGGGGCATTTGGAGTAATAGCTTTAATGCTCCTTCCAAAGCTCTTAGCAATCCTCTCACGTTCTCTGTTAGTGTAGAGTGATTTGTTCATGAACTTAGTCTCTGCAAGGTTTCTAGCGTCTGCCTGAAGGTTCCATAGTCCACTAATGGTGCCATAAGCAGGAAGCAATTGCCTAGCCCACTCATCTAAATCAAAGTGCTTAGCAAAGTCCTTTCTATTGACGTCCTCAAAGGTAGTCGTAGATTTAATGCCTGTATTGAACCCTGCCATATTAGCAATTAGAGCAGGCATAGCAAAGACACTAGATCTCATGATACCGTTAAGGCCCACCATAGCTAACTCTTTAGCACCCATCTTATTCCAAGAATCAACCCCTAAAGAATACTTAAGGTAATTCTTGCGTTGCTCATCGTTCATACCAGACATAGCTAAACCAGACTGACCAATGTAACCTGCAGTACCTAAAGCACCTGACAGAGCAACCGTAAGGAACTGCCCTAATGCATCCCCTTCAGCGGCTCTTAGGGCACTCTTTGCTAACCTCTTGTTGTACGAACGAATAGCAAAAGATTTGAACTGAGTAAGAAGGTTCATCCAAGGAGACTTTTGATTGCCTCTCCATAGGAAGGTATCTGTTAAGTTATCTCTTTGGATAACCTCACTAGCTACGTAGTCCCCAAGTCTTCTGAGGGTCATGAGATTATTCATATCCCTTTCGATCAAATCAAAGTATTCCTGATCTTTGATCTTAATGCCCCCCTCAGGGGTAACTTCAGTAGAGTTCTTAAGAGCCTTCACTAAGTTAGAGAATCTTTTATCTGCCTTAAGACCTAATCGGTTCAACACAGAATCACTAAGGAACATACCTCTCTTACCCCCTTCATGAGCATACCTCACAAGGTCTCCTAAGAAGTCCCCTCGTGCAGTGCTCACAATAGAGTTCTGAGAGTGTGCTAGATATCTTGTGAAAGGAGAGTTACCAGCGGCATATGCAGTACCTGCAACAACCTTAGCCATCCCTACATGCAGAGGATCAGTCTTGTTTCGAGTGAACCTTTCAATATTTCTATTGTTGATTTCTCTCCAAGTCTGTCGTCTCTGTAGTTCATTGCCAAACACCTGATTGAGGATAGCGTGCCTATCATCGGCAGTGTAGACACCCTTAGACCAATCTGCTAACTTACGTTCTACCCCGGGAATACTCTTGATAATGAAAGAAGCCCCAAATCCTTTAATAGCTTCAGCAGTCTCAAAGTGATTCAAGAAACCCATAAAGGCATTCTTAGTGAAGAACGTAAGGTTCCTAGCAACATCATAGAATGCAGATGCTACAGTGTCCCCCTCATTAGGGTCTCTCATAGAGCGGCCATAGTAATCAGCAAAGTATGCCCTTAGTGCCTCTGTCTGCTCATTCTTAGTCTTTAGGTTAATCTCAGATTTACCTAGGTCATTCAAAAGATCATCAAAGTATCTTTCAGCATCCTTGTAGCTAGTGACTCCGAACACTTTATTAAGACCTAAATCCCCTGAGACCCTTAAGGTATACCCTCGCATAGTATCAAAGGAATCAGCCTGTAGTTTGTCTACAGAGAAACCATCAGCATCCTCAATAGTGAACTTCCAAGGCAATCTGCTCTTTTGATAGTTATAACTAAAGCCCCCATCAGCATCATTAAGGAAGCCTTTGCGGATCCCCTCGCCTTGATCAAGATGACCTAAGGCATCACTATTGGCTTCTTTAGTTACCCATTCTTCAAACGTAGGAACACTCTTAGGAACTTTATTAGGGGCATCCTCTGCAAGCTTCTCTGCAGGTTTGACAATAGTATCATCATAAATCTTTTGGAACTGCTTAAGAACTTTAGGATCATCAAGAGACCGCAACAAGAGATTAGCAATCTTCTCTTTAGCAAGCTTGATGTTGCCTAATCTTGAGGCTGAACCAAAGGAATCAACAAAGTCTGCAGCCTTTTTAAAGGAGACAATGTGAGGGAAGTAGTCTTCGACACCTTTAATCATCTTGCCGTTGACAAGAGCACCTCCATAGAAATTATAGAATCCTTGGTACTCTTTAACAGCATTCTGAAAGTTCTTTGAGGAATCTAAAGGTGTTTCAATGCCTTCAACCTTTTGTTTAATCAGGTGGTCAAGGTCTTCATAAGAGTACTGATTGTTGTACTCATTGAATAACTTTTGACGATAATCAAAGTACGAATCGCTGTACTCTCTGCCTTTGTCTCTATAGAAATTTCTATATTCCTCTGCAGTGAACTTATCAGTGCTGAACTGCTGACCTGTAGATCTGTCGCCTCGCTCAGATTTACCTAAGCGATCCCAAACGTTCTCCTTAAATTCCTTAGATCCTAATGTATCCGGTAGTTTGTCTATAGCACCTTGAACAGTGATTGATGGAAGCTTTGATTCAATCTTAGTGAGAAGATCATTAATGATACCTTTAGGGGCCTCCTTAGTGATTGCCTCCTCACCCTTCTCAGCAAAGTTCTTTACTTGAATTGTGGCACGTCTCGAAACATCCCCAAGAGGTTCACCAATGCCTTTCTTAGCTCCCCCTAAGAGCTTAGCAGCTCCTTCTATAGTGCCCCCAAAGGCCATCCCGATTCCGAAGTCCATGAAAGCACTGTTGTCATCCCCCATAGACCAATTATCAAGCTGACCTGAGACTGCCCCAGAGACTGCCCCTAGTCCAACTCTAGCAACTAAAGAACCTCCCCCTACAGGTGTATATGACAAAGGATCACCCGCCATAGAACCTGCACCTGACAATAGGTTATTCCATATGGAGGCATAAGACTGCTTCTTACGATAGTCATCTACCTCCTTCATGAGTGCTACATTCAAGTCAAACTGTGCTTTGTTCTGAGCACCCCAAAGAGCACTATTGTATCTGTCTAGGTTATAATCAAACAACTCTAATATAGAGGTACGCTCGGCATCTGTAGGAGTATATGCAGGGGGACTAAAGAAATCATAGTTACCCCCAAGATACTTTTGGACTTCTTTAGGTGCCCATGTATTCCAAAAGCCCCCTACAAAGCCTACATCAGTATCAGCTTCCTCTTCTTTTCTCTTTTGTTCTTCCTGTTGATGGGCATTGAATTCAGCCTTTTGATACTCAGTAAAAGTGCTTACTTGATCAACACCTGACAAGGAATTCAAAGCTTTATCTGAAGAGGAGACAAAAGGGTTTCTAGTGGTTACTTCGTTGTCTGCCATGTATCAATACCTTCAGTTCTCTCGTTCCACTTTCGATTAGCCTCATGAGCCTTAATAATCCACTGCTGTCCATAAGTCTTAGCAGGATTCTTAGCACGTTCATCAATGTAACTCTTGTAGCTGTCATTAATGAACTTATTGTCTACTCTAAACTTAACACGGCCATTAGTGATATCATATACGTCTAAGGTACCTGTCTGAGGGTTATACCCAACAATAACGTCCTTATCAACAGTCCATTTGTTCTTCTCAAAGGCTGCCTCAAGTAACTTTTCAGTGTACTCCTGAACATCACTAAAGGAAGCGTTAGGGACACTAAAGAGACTATTGGGAATATAGGAGCCCATTAGTTTGACATTAGATTCCTCCATATCCTTCTTAGCTTTGTCTATAGCATCACTCATATCCTCATTAAAGTATGAGTAGCTCAGAGCTTTGTTGAAAGCAACAGTCTTAGAGTACTTATCGTTGAACGAGATATCAAGATCATTAGAGATATTATCCTGCATAGCCTGAATGGTGTGTCTACCATCAGCAGTAGAGGATAGCTCTTGGTATCTTGAGGCCGCCCTAATGCAGTCCTCATAGGAGGAACCTGTTGAAATACTGTTCACTAAAGCTCTGACTAAGTTTTGCTCATAAGGCTTCATATCACCAAAGGCTAACTCAAAGCTATCTGGATGAGCCTTATACAGTGACAACATCATATCTAACTGCTGAGGAGCCTTTACGTTAGACACTTTAGATTCTGTAAGTTTACGAACGTCCCCTGTAAGGGAGCTCATTACTTTCTTAGCTTCTGCACTAAGGTAAGCTTTAGCAGGATTATAGCCACCTGATGGATTTGAAGCAATCTGAAAGATATCCTCAGTAGTGTACACGCCTGATTCAACGTTATTAGTAAAGATCTTATCTAAGTCTTTACTAGTCAAATCAAGGATATCAGGTTTATAGACAACCCCGCCTGTCTTTAGGGCATCTAGATAAAGGTTACCATTCTGAAGAGTAGCAGCATCCTTAGCTTGTTTCTCAGCATCCCTATTGGCTTGAGCAATCAATCTATCTGCCTGAGTTCGTGCCCTCTGTCCTGCCTGAATGAGCCACTTATAGCGGTCACTAAGGGCACCCCCAGAACTCTGGGCTTCCCACTGAGCCATCTCATCAATGGTCTGATAGTTGCCCTCATTAACGAATGCTTCTACTCGTCTATGATCTTCGCCCCAGACCTCAGCATCCCTAGTCCACATAGTAGCTCTAGCCTGTGCCTTAGCTTTGCCCCAAGCAAGCTCACCCATGATGTTCTTAAGACTCTCCCCGTTCTTAGCATAGGGAGGAGTATAGTCACCCAACTGTTCGAGCAACTGAACACCATCAGAGCGCTTAGATACCATAGTGATCATGTTGTCAATCAGCTGCTTCTGTTGATCAGGGGTATAGTGGACGCCTACAGTATCGTAGACCTGATCAAAGACTCCTACAATGCTCTTATAGTTAGCATTAGGATCATTAATGAGTGCACTAAAGTTAGCTGATTCTGCTAAGATAGACGCCTGAGTTTTCTCATTGTTGTCTACTGCCTGAGCTTTAGCAATGAACCCTACACGACCCTGAGGAGAAGTCTCATAGAAGCCCCTGCGGAAGTACTCATCAGAATCATCGTACCCAAAGGCTTCCAACATATCACTCTTAGATTCTTGGAAGTATCTAAAAGCCTCAGCATCAATCTGCTCAGGAGACATATCCTTAAGCAGATTCTTGTCGATAACCTCTCTCTCAAAGTCCTGCTTAGCAATGGAGTAAGCCATCTTGCCATGCATGTACTTGAGACGAGACATAGCAATAGGGTCATCTTGGAATGGCACTGCATGATCCTGAATATCTCTTTGGTAATCCTCAAGAGAATGCTGTTGCAGGTACTCATCAACAAGCTTATTCTTTCTATCAGTCTCAGATTTAAAGTAGTCCTCAGTAGCTCTACCGATACCCTTAAAGGCATGCATTAATGATTCAGCCCAGTTGCGTTCCTCAGGCTGAACAGTCTTCTCAGGGATGTTTAATGAGGCACCTTTATATGACCCTAGTTTAGCTAAGCCAGAATTGAAGTACCTCCAAGTACCCATCTCATTAGCAATGGACGTAGTACCTGCTGTATTCTTATAAGCCATTAGTAGTAATAACCTCCATAGGAACCTCTACGGTTATACCCCTGATTCATCGCACCTGTAAAGTTCTGCATGTAATCAAGGAAGTTAAACATGCCTTGGTTCTGTGTCTTCATAGTGCTGTAGTTAGCCATAAAGTTACTCATAAAGCTGCCTCCGGTACCTGCAGTAGAAGCAGAGGTAGTAACACCTGCTGTAGAGGTACCTAAAGCACTGGCACCTGCGGCACCAGAGAGACCCGCAGAACCCCCAACACTAGAGGTACCTGCAAGAACTGTCTCTCCGCCTACAGTGCCTGCAATAGAACCACCGGTACCACCTGCGGCTCCACCTGCGGCACCCGCAAGGGCACTGCCTGCACCTGCAGTGAACGCACCAATAGCGGCACCTTTAGCAGAGGTATCAAGGAATTCCATAAGGTAACTAATGCCCCCCTTATATTGGCTCTTGAGTTGATCTCTAGCCTGCTCTACAGAATTCTTCATTTGAACATAGAGAGCATCCTTTTGAGATCTAATGTTTACTACATCAGTCTCATAGGAATCCTTAAGGGCAGTCTTTTGTCGAAGCACTGCACCTGAGATTGATCTTTTGATTTGTCCTGCAGTTCGCCCTTCGTAACCTGTCTCAGCTAGAGAAGCTTCAACTGTAGCGTTATTCTGCAAGGCGTTATAAGACAACTGAAATAAGTTGCTCACAGCATTATCATAGGCACTCTGCTCTTGTCTAGTCAATTGGTTCTGATTCCAATTGTAGTTCATCTGAGCATAGTACATCTGTTTCTTGAATGCTTTAGTGAGAGATCTGTTGTACTTTGATTTCTGCCACAGGGAACTGCCACCACCTGCAACTGCACCGATTACTGCACCTGCAGCAATTATTCCTGACATAGTTCCTCTCTATTGTTAGTTAATAACTGCCACTCATCAGTAAACTCTTTCTCTGCTTCCTCTACAGTAGCCGCGTTGCTAGCAAAGAACATCGTAATGTAGGTATCATCAAAGGCACTAAAGACCTGCCTGCGGCCGTCCATACCTCTCAACACAGAATACCCTGAGATCTCCTCTAGGTGATCCCCTACGACAACCTTGCAGTTACCACTAACGATAACCACTGTAGGAATCTTAATGAAAGCACCTGCACCAATCTCCCCTTTTCTTAAGAGAACGGTTCTAACGTAACATCCTGCCCAAAGGAAATGCTCTACTTCAATAGGCGCCTCAGGAAGAGACAGAGTAGCCATAACAAGACCTTTACCAATCTCTTGCTCCATAGGCGCCATACTAGGCAGAGCACCTACCATAGCTTTCTTAAGAGTTAATCCCTTTCTCACGTCTGACTATTCCTCCGAATATAATATCCTTCCCAACCACCAGAGATAAGGTTCACAGGCAACGGATTATCTGAAGTAACTGTAATCTTAACCTCAGTACTATTGTCCTGCACAGGGAACTTAAACTTACCTGTTGCTACTCTATAGGATCCTAAGACTAATGGAGATTCACTTAAGGCCTTAGATGTACAAGTGTACTTGAAGTGCTTATTCTTGACATCATTGTCTACAGACACATCAAAGGCACCAGAGTTACTATAGTTAAACCAATAGTATCTCAGTTGTAATCTGCCTTCATCTTCAGAGATTGTAGCACCCTCCGAAGTAGTTTTCTTAATCATTGGTCTAGACAATACAACATCAAATTCATATTGCCTGCCTACGAAGTAAGTCATGCCTCTGAGATCCCCAGTCACCTTAAAGACACCATTATCATCCCAAGAGGATACCTGATGATAGTAGCCATCAGTACCAACTAGACAATACGTAGCTGAGCCAATCTTAGGAACAGCACCATAGACATCCTTTAGGGAGACCTCGGTATAGTCATTGTAGTCACTGTACTTATTAGTAACAGGTATGACATAGCGTACCTTACGATCCATAAAGTATCTTACAGGCTCATCAGAGAAGTCTACTGCCTGACCTGTAAGCCTGCTCTTCTCTAAGAACAGTCCGCCATCAGTGTTAATAAGGAAGTAGATTTCAGAGCCTACGAACTCTGCAAGTAAGACCTGAGTACCTTCATATCGGAACGTCCATTTGCACCATGACTGCTGCAAACTCTGGGAATTCTGAATGATGTACTTAAAGATCCATACAGTGTTAGGATGAGTACGTGAACACAGTGTGATTACATTGTCTGAAGTATTACCAGAGAGCCTAAAGATCCCCTTAGGAATATACGTAGGAACATGTGCAGCTACATCCTCAGCATCCTTAAGATCAGCTACGTCCTGTACCGTATAGTATCTCATAAGAGAGCAATAGTTAACTCTGTTAGAGATAAAGAAAATACTTTGTCCTACACCTAAAGGCTGAGCAGTATCACTGTAATCAAAGGAAGTGATTTGATCAACCTTAGCACTCTTAGGGGTCATTACGCCATCGCTAGAGAGAACAAATTGTCCCTCTCTAGAGAACAACATTAGTTCCCTGCTGAATGGTACGGCATGTGTTAGAATACAGACTTTGTTTGAAGATACAGCAAGGTCAATTGGATCAGTATCAGCAATAGTAGCTGCTGATTTAAACCAGAAATTAAAGAAATCAGCAGAAGCACTGAGGATAACATTTTCACCACTGATGAACCCTAAGCGATTTCTGTAGAAGAACATATCATTCAGAGTTTCCCCTACGAAGCTAGGCTCAGGATTGCTGTCCTCATCACCTACTGCTCTATCAGTCCAAGTAAGTCTTTTGAAGTGGAAGGAGCCATCAGATTCTCTTACGAGCGCATGAGGCATACTAGAGTAATCAAATTGATACTGAATGTTTGGTGCGGCACACTCTAGCCACGCATTCTTACCTTCATTGTAGTTAACATAGTAGTCATCATCAGCCGAGTTAGATTCACCCTTAATGCGCATGATGTAACCATCAGGAGCAGCAGGGGGAAGCTTAGAGACACTGTTAACGTAACCCTTCAAGACATATGCATTAGTGTTGCCAAAGCCATCCTTAACAACAACATTAGGCATATCCCAGCCAGTCTTAGATTGGATGGAAACTACGGAATCACCAAAGACTTTGAAGTTATAAGCATTGAAGTTGAAATTAGGATTCTTAGCGAACCCCATAGAGGCTCTGCCGCCAACCTGTCCTAATAGCCAATCATAGGTAGTGGCTCCCCCATCAGCACCCTGAGAACCTGTAGCTAAGTCTACAAGTTTCTCTGCAATGTACGCAGAGGTAGTCTGTACAGCCTGCTTAGCTTCACCACCATCAGGTGTAATGACACCACACATAAAGGTACTGCCCATAAAGAGAGCATAGGTCTTAGCATAGGAGGCATTCTTAATGTACGCTAGTGCAGTGTCCTGACCCTTTCGAGAGGTAGTAGAACTAGACATACCAACGGTTTTACTACGGTTCAGAATGAACGTATAGTCTGCAACAGTGACTGCTCTAAATTCATCATTAGCGTCCGTGACATTAAGATAACTAGCATCATTGTCAATAACAACTTTCTTTTCATTACCTTCAAAATCCCATACCTTTAGAGACCCGCTGGACATACCTAAGATATACTGCTCAGTCTCGTCTCTGTTAATGACATGATACTTAGTAGTGAGTGGTTCTACTCTATCCCCAAGTCTCTTAATGTGAACTGTAGGAGGTCTCTTTTGCAGGCCCTCGACTTCACTAGAGAAACCATTGATCTGCTCCTCTACCTGATCAGCAAACCTAATGATATTCGGTTGCTGAGATACGCCACCCTTATAGGATACTATTGATTGCGATACTAATGGCATCCCTATTAGCTCCTCTGGATATACTGAGAAATGTATTGGTCATCATTGAGGATATTATAGTTACCCGTAGTTAGATCATAGTCAATGATATCTGCATAGGCACTAGATTCCTCAGTCATCAGATGCGTATTCAGGTCATCTGAAGTAAGATATCTCATCTGGAAGATTCTAGCTGCACGACAAGTAATGAACTTACGGAATACCTCAGGTAACTCCTCAAAGTCTAATCCTCTAACCAGAGTATCTAAAGTCAAACCCTCAGGGAACTCATTGGTCTGCGAAAGAATGTCGAAAAAATAGCCGGATCGTCTGATCAACTTATAACCACTGCTGACAAACCTAAGATAATTATTAGGGCAGGGAACTAAGTTAGTATCAGCGTCCGGCAATAAAGCTACTGAATCTTCAATATTAAAGTCCCATCCTCTTGATTGAATCTCTTTAGAGACACTATCGAGAATCCTCACTGCATTCAGAACGTCTACATTCAGTTCATCTTCAAGTGAGTTGACAGGACTAGAGCCTACAGCAGATAAAATCTCATTCACTGCATCTAGTTTGTTAGAAGGAGTGACAATCATAATTTATCCTTTGTAGTAGTATTTTATAGTTGTTATTATGTATTATTTGGGAGCTGCAGGGATCTTAGGCTTCCTAGAGACTACCTTAGGTTTGACTTCAGTTGGGGCTTTAATCAAACCTAATTTAATCTTTTCTTCTACAGTCAAACGGGAGCCTTTCTTAGAACCCCCGTTGACATAGAAATAGGAATCCTTAATGTCGGATTCCGAGTACATTACGCACCAACCTGAGCAGTCTTAACGAAGAGACCCACGGCTTCAGGACGAAGGCCACCGTGACCCACAGCCATCTTAGCGATGATCTGATCAGCCTGATATTCAGCTCTGCGAGCACGTTCCATAGCGAGATCCTTCAGCTTAAGGGCACCCACAGCGGAACGGTGGAAGGCGATACCCTGAAGGACAGCCGTAGAGATCTGAGCCTTAAGAGCGTGCTTACCATCAACACCATTGTTCAAGAAGTTCGGGGTTTCCACAATTTGGAAGCCACAGACATTCTGAAGTCGACCCGTGTTCGGATCAAAGATAGCAGCAAAGTTAGCAGCATCCGGCATGAGGGCACGGCAGATAGCCGAATAACCTTCGGGGGAGACAAGGAAATAACGGTCACCTGCCGGAACCCAATTCTTCGTAAACTGAGCACGGGCATCAATCAGACCCTGCAGGAGGATGTTGCCATACTCCACAGTCGTAGCTTCATCGGTACCCGTAACATACTCAAATGCCTTGCCCGTACCCGGATTTTCAAGAGTAGTATTAGCAGGGATGTTCTCAGGCATACCCGCGGCAGTCTTAGCACCCGTGTTAGCAAGCTCATTGATAGAGGCACAGTCGAAAGCCTGAGCAAGAGCTTCACCAAGCTGCTTCGAGTATTCCGTACGAACATCATAGTGATTCATTGCATCATCGATATCCGTGATAAGAGCATCAGCCGTGAGGAGACCATCGATAGCAATCACTCGCTCCGTGTTCTCCATCTTCTTACGCTGATCATCTAAGGAGTTACCCGGGGTAAGATACTTAGCATGAGTACGACCCATGACAGCGAACGAAGCACTTCGACCATGCGGAATAGTACGAACAATCTGTTTGTCCATCATGACAGACGTTCTCGTAAAAGCCGTAAGGACTTCACCAGAGAAGATCTTCATGAACAGCTCATCACGATCACCAGCGCTCAGATTCTGACCAGGATTAGAAATAGAATTAGCGGTTAACGCAGCCATTTTATTATATTCTTATTGTAGTTATATTATTGTTATTAGGAAATGTTTTTATTATGGGTACGTTACAACTGAGTATAGTACATCTTCATTTCGATAGCTCTAGTGTAACTGGGGTCAGCACCATAGCGGGGGTCACTCATAGCCTCCACTACTTCCTGCTTACTTGAGAAGCCCTTATAGCCACCCGTAGTAACCCCACCACCCATAATAGTAGGATTACGTGTTCCTTGCTTAGCAACCATCTTAGCTTTCATACCCTCAAACATAAGAGTAACAGCTTCAAGATTGTTGTTGTCAATAGCTCGATTAAAGGAACTCAGAACCTTATTAGAGAGGTTCCCCTGAGCCCACTCAATAACCTTGTTGTACGCCTGTTCTCCACCTGCCGCACTATAGACAGCATTAGTGAACTCACTCTCAAGGTTCTGTCGTGATTCAATGAAACCCTCAATGACCTCTGAAGGATAACCTGCCTGAGCAAGGTCAGCCATAGTCTTACTAGACAAGGCACCATACTCATTGTATTCCTTAATGGCCTGATTGAAGTCCACACCTTTAGCCTTAAG